ACAATGGGTACATTTTGTTTGCGTGTATTGCCGTTGCGTGGTCAAATGATTTACCTTTTGATTTTATAAAGTCTGATATACTTACCCACCTCATATCAAGTTTGTTTCTTAATATATGACAAAGTAAAGCCCTATGCTCAACGTATTCAGTTTGCCTTGTTTGTTTATATATATCTATGCCAGTTAATGTAATAAGTAATTCACTTACTTGTTCTGGTGTTTCTAATATTGTGTTTATGGTGTTGTATTCCATTCTATTTACTTTGTAGTTTTTGGATGTATAATGCTGCATCCATTAATTCTTCTTTTAAGTGTTGTAAAAAGTCATCGTGTTTGTTATCTTGTAGTGTTGTTTTGTATTTGTCAATTCCTACACAACTTCTTATGTCAAACTCTCTTTTTAAATCTTCTACTATTTTATCTCTCATTGTGTTCTTAATTTTAAAAGGTGATAGCACTCAACAAATTTTTGTCTTGCTTTGCTTTTGTATTCTTGTTTAAATAATTCATATAGCTTTCTTGTGTATTGGTATTTTGTTGTGCAGTCTTTGAAATGCTTTTCTGCAAACTTCTTACCCTTACCTTTAAAATAGTTTACATTGTCTGCCGTATCACCCTCAATCATTTGTGAGTAAAAATTGTACATTGCTTCTTCTTCTGATATATCTAATATCTCTTTGTGCTTGTAGTGATAGTTGTACATTAAGCAAGGGAATTGTTTATAGTCTTTATCTATACTAACAATCATAACCTCATCCCTACCTATATCATCACTAATATGTTTCCAGTACCTTGCAACCATATCATCAGTTTCTACACCGTAACCCCATATGCTATCATAATGGTCTTTTACAAATTGGTGCATTTCATCTAATAGCGGTGGCAGTTCTTGTTTCTTTCTGTTGGCTTTGTACTTTGGTGTGATTAGTTTTCTAAAGTTACCCTTTGAACCACTAAAGCATAATACTTTGTCTATGGTGTATTTATCTTCCAAGTCATTTACAATCTTCATATACTGCTGGTCAAACTTATTTCTTGCATCAGCTATATCTGTGTAATACTTTTCATCATCTGGTGTTTCTCTTTTACGATAGCAACTCGCAAAAATTAAACTATCTGCATCTACTAATAAAATCATAATGCTTCTTTAATCATTTTAAGGTGCATTTCTTGCATCTTCTTTTGTTCTTTAGTTACCATACTAATTATGCTTGGTAAATCTCTAAAAAGCTGGTCTACTTCCATTACAAGTGTTTTGTTATCATCGTAACCAATATACAACTCACCATCTAAACAATGCAATGTATCTGTTTCACCTACATAAGTATGTAATTGTGCATCTTGTAATTGTGCTTTTAATATTTCAACTTGTGCCTCTAATTTTTCTATTCTGTTATCTTGTCCCATTTGTCTATTGTTATGTTTAGTTTTAAATAATTCTTTTTACCTGGTTTTACTTGGTAGTTAATATGCACATCTGTTATCTCACTATCTTGTTGTATGTGGTATTCTATTTGTTTTCTTAACTTTTCCCAAGCTGCTTTGTTTACTTCCATTAATCGTTATTATAGTGTTTTAAGTATGGTTGTTCTTTATGGTTGCATTTCTTAACCCAGCTTTTATCTAAAAACTTTATATACCTAAATTGCCGTAACTCATAATGATTAACCCTATCTTTATTTTTCGGGTCATTCAAAAGTCTATAACCTCTTTTACCCGCTTTTTCGCTTGTTTTAATAGAGTTGTGAAATGTTTCACCATCAAGTTCCCAAAAACTACTTGTATGCTCACCATAATATCTAAAACTACAAGCTTGATAAACAATACCTAAACCACCACATCTTTCATCCGCAAATGATTGTATCCATTTTATAGTTTTTAATTTACCTTTTATGTATTTGATACTATAAGAAATAGCCATACTTTCACTATTTCGTTTTGCTTTGTCATCTAACCACATACGGTTAAGTTCTAAATATTGGTTCATTTCTGTTCCCTTTACAACACTATCACAACTTGCTGGGTTCATTGCGTAACCGTATTGCAAAACACCAAGAAACTGATTTTTTATGTAAACTCCTAAATTTACATAAGTTCCATTATAAGTTTTACCACTATAATGATTTTTTATTATTGTTTCTTTTGCCAAATCTTTGTCAATTTCTTTAACATAAAATTCATCAGTACCATACCCTATAATATCTTTGTGCCCAAACATAGGTATCTGGGCACTATAAATATATCCTTTCATTATACTAATTCTTTTACATATGTTGAAAAGGTTTGCTCAACCGCATCTTTAGTAAATGAACAACTTTGTGTTGAATTAAAATGGTATGTTGTAAAGTCAATTAACATATCTAATATTTCTTTATTAGTCTTTTCTAAAATGTTATTTGATTTTATTTTACTCATAACTGGTATTATGCTACCTCCATTTAATTTCATTGATTTACCATTTTTTTCTAAATGCTTTATTAGTTTTCCATTCTTTAAATAGTTTTCACCTAAATACTCAACCAAGTTTAAAATTCTATCAAAATTTTTTGTTAAGGTTGCTGAACCATTTTTTATGTTCTTTGCTTCACCTAAAAATATTTTTATTAAAGCTGGTATTGTAAATAGTTTACTATGTACATCATTAGCATCTTTTAAATTTTTTGGGCTTTGTAAAACATCACGTAAAAACTTTTTATATACTTTGTGGTTTGAACCAGCATAACTAACTACATAATCAATTTGCTTTAAAACTTTACCCCTTGTGTTAAATGATATAAAAGACTTTCTTGCATCTTCTTGGTCTTTCACATAAATCTCTTTAACACTTATTTTTTTAAGGTTTAGCACATCTAACATTGCTGATTTTAAATGTGCTCCATCGGTTAATATTTTAGTACCATCTTTTGTAACACTAATTAATACATCACGCATTTGACCTTGTGCAGAAACCGCTTCTGCTAAATCTTTAACATTGTTTTCATTTTTCCACCTTTGCCAAGATGGTATAATTACATTGTTAAAATCTTTTTTTGTGTAAACTTTGTTTTTAATAGTTTTCATTTTATTCTGTTTTTAAAATTAATAATAATGCAATATAACATTATTTACATTATAAACAAAATATTTAACAACTAACTTGGTTCTATATTTATATTTATTCTAACCGCTTGGTTTTCTTTAAGCAAGTACACATCTTTTAAAAGTCTTTTCTTTGTCCACATTGTTGTATCTGGGCAATACTTTTTAACTGGTGTTGGCATCTCTAAAGTGTTGAGGTAATACATAAAGTTTCCTTTAGGATCATTTACAAAAAATATCTTTACAACATCTAAAGCCATTAGAGCATCGTACTTTTCTTTTTCAAGCATCTTGTCTTCATAGTACTTGTTTCTAAATTTCATCTCTATTACACAATCAACACCCTTTGGTGTTTTACCTTTTGCATCAAACCTAGAATAACCATCACCACAATGTTCTAAATCCCAACCATCAAGATTTAAAAGAAACACTACTGCCTTTTCCCACTCATTAATTTTTTTAATTCCCATTGTTCCAAATTATGTTAAGCTGCTTTATCCACAACTTTATTTTTTTTGGATTGCAAGTGCAAGGTTTATGGTATTTATGATTATAGTACTTTGCGTGTAGCTGGCATATAAGTTCAAACTCATTAGGTTGTAAAGTGTTCTTTGGTTCTGATCTGAAATCACTCCATCTTTCAAAATCTTCTTTAGTAAATTTTACCATCTATCAATTTTTATTTCGTTTAACTTTTTTCTTCTGTTGTTGCAATCACATTTTGTACCTCTTAATTTGTGGTATTTATCTACTAGGTATTTTATACCAGTATACTTTGTAATGTAATAAATAATGTTTCCTAGTTTCATATTGTTTTGTATTTATATAATATTTCTTTTTTTATTAAATATGCTTTTTTTTCTTTAGTATCACCTTTGCCTATAAAACTACAATACTTTAAATTGTTTTCTTTTATGCACTTTTTTATGTTTTTAATTGTAAACCAATTATAATTTTCTCCATCATATATTACCCACCAAGCAGCTTTTGATGTAGATAGTGCGGATGGTTTATTATTAAATTTTATTTCAATTACAATGTTGCCAGTATCTAAACTTTTTTTATCTGATTTTACTTCAATACCTATTTCTAGTTCTGGAATATATATATCCCATTCTTTATAATACCCATCTACTATATAAGATTTTGGGTATTTATTTTTTATTAATTTTAAAACTTCATCTTCATATTTTTTTCCAACCTTTAAATCTCTTTCAAACGTACTTATCATAATAGTTTCTTTAGTTTGCTTTTTACTTTGTTGTATGTGTTGTAAAGTGAATAGTAATGTATTAAACTTTTCCTTGAAAATTCTGCAATGCTTTCACCCTCATTTATTATTTCAAACACCTTTCTATCATACCAGAACATTTTTGATAGTTCTTCTTGTATTTTATCATATGGTTCTTGATAGTTTACATCTGATGTTGTTAGGTGTATGTCATCCATAGAAACCATTGTAATGTTTTTACCTTTTCTTTTTAAATCGTAAAACAATGTTCTTAAAGTTTTAAAAATATAGTAGTAGTTTATTTCTTCTTCATTGTACATTATATCCAAGCCTTTTTCAAGTTTCAGTTGTATCTTGTAATACATTTCTTGTACAATATCTTCAGCAGTTTCTTGTTTACAACCAAAAGATAAAACTATTTCTACCCACTCTTTATGCTTTGCAGCAACTATAATCA